CCTTTTCAAAGAATGATTATTAAAAACTTTGTTGAAGAATATCTAAATCCTTTTGTAGCAAAAATGCCTAAAATAAATTACCCATTGTATATGGAATCTGAAGTTCATGCAATTTATCAGCATAGATTACCAGATATGAACAATATAGGTTATGTATGGGATAAGATACTTACTGATGTTATGGTAAAACAAGGTAAAATAATAGACGATAGTCCTTTGTACTTAACAAGGCCAGGATCAGCGCCATTGTATTGTCCAGTAGAAACAGAAGAAGAAAGAAAAATAGTTTTTAAATTTTACAAAGACTTGAGGCCGGAGATTGCAGCCGCAAGACAATTATACTTAAATATATGAGAAATTGGATTAAAGATATAGGAATAGTACTTTCAATATTTATATTTGGAATATGTTCTGGGTTTTTATTAAGAAACCAAGAGGTTAAAATGTTAGCTAAAACGGTAATAATTAAGAAAGATAGCTTAAATATTAGCCAATTATTAGATAAACATAAGATTAAATTTAGCCATATTGTTTTAGCACAAGCTAAATTAGAAAGCAATAATTTTAAATCTGATTTATATAAACGTAATTGGAATTGTTTTGGAATGAAAGTGCCAGCACAAAGATGGACATTTGCAGAAAATACACATGATTGGGGAAATTACGCTAGATATTCTTCTTTAGAAAATTGTATTATGGATTACAAAAGCTGGCAGCTTAGTAACACTACTACAATAACAAATGATAATGCTTATTTACAATTACTTGGTAATATGTATGCTGAAGATAAAAGATATGTTGAAAGATTAAAACAAATAATAAAATGAAAACAATGCCATTTGGTAAATTTAAAGGTGAATACATAACTGAATTGTCAACAAGTTATATTATTTACGCTTTAGAAAATTTTAATAATATGGCAGAAGATCTATCATATTTACTAAAAGAAGAAATAAAATTTAGATTAGATTTAATAGACAATATTGATGAGAATACATTTAAAACAGTTTACCGTAAAATGGCACTTAAATATCATCCTGATAAAGAAGGTAATGATAATGCAATGAAAATAATAAATGAATTTAATGACCTTTATAAACAAATAATAAAATGAAAAAGATAGTAATATTAAATTATAACTCAGGAGAAGTTATAATTAGAAATTTTCCAAAAGATTTAGAAAATGGAGAAGATTGGTTTGATAGCCATTACAACGATGAAGACCTTAGAGAAGCAGATTGTAATTACATGGTAGTAACCGATTTAATAATAAATAGTAGATGATAGTAGATAAAGAAATAAAACAAATAATAAAAATGTATTTTTTAGTATTATTATTTGCTACTATACCACTATTAATATTATTATATTTTTTTGGCAATACTAAAATTACTGTTAATATTTATATAAGTTTTGTATTAATAACATTTCCTTTTTTTGTAATTTATTGTTTAAAAAAATTAAAAATGATATGAAAAAAAAAGTATGGATTTGGGACGTAGAAACCTTATCTATTTTTACAGCTACCTTTTTAGATAAAAATTCTGATGAAGTAAGAACTTTTGTATTAACTGATACAATAAATGAAATACCTCAAATGTTAGAATTTTTATCTAAAGAAGTAGCTGGTTTAGTAGGTTATAATTCATTACATTTTGATGCTCAAATATTAGAATTTATTTATAGAAATAATAATTGTACAGCTCAAGATATTAAAGAATATGCTAATTTAATTATTAATTCATTTGATAGACGACCTGATGTACCAGAATGGAAACTTAAAGATAAACATTTAGATTTATATAAAGTTAATCATTTTGATAATAAAAATAGAAGAACTGGTTTAAAATGGTGTGAATTTGGAATGGATTTAGAAAATATTGAAGACATGCCTGAAGAAATTACTTTAGAAGGTATATTACAATACAATTTAAATGATGTTATAGCTACTAAAAAATTATTAGAATATTCAGAACCTTTATTATCTGTAAGAAGACCTTTAAGTAAATTATATAATATAAATTGCATAAATTATTCAAATACTAAATTAGGTTCTGAAATTCTTTTAAAATTATATTGTGAAAAAACAAAACAAAATATTAATGATGTTAGACAATTAAGAACTTATAGAAATAAAATTATAATTAAAGACATATTATTTGATTATATTTCATTTAATTCTTTACAGTTTAAAAAATTATATGATGTTTTTTACAATATGGAAATTGTTGGTACTAAAAAAGATGAAGATCTTTCTATTAATTATAAGAATTTTGAATTTGTTTACGGTAAAGGTGGTATTCACGGTTCTGTTAGTAATAAAATAATTACAAATAATGAAGAATACGTTATTATTGATGCTGACGTAGCTTCACTATACCCTTCAATAGCTATTGTAAATGGTTTATATCCTGAACATTTAGGAAAAGTTTTTCAAGATATTTATAAAAAAGAAATTGTTGATGTTAGATTAGCAGAAAAAGCTAAAAAAGAATTAGGTAATAAAGCTATTGTAGAAGGATTTAAAGAAGCTGCTAACGCAACTTATGGTAATTCTAATCAGCAATATTCATGGTTGTATGATCCTCAATATACTATGGCTACTACAATTAACGGCCAATTATTATTAACTATGTTAGCTGAAGATTTAATGGAAATACCTAAATCTAATATTATTCAAATAAATACTGATGGTTTAACAATGCGTATTCCTAAAAATCAAGTTGATAATTATTACAATATTTGTAATAAATGGATGAAGTTAACTAAACTTCAATTAGAATATGCAGAATATTCTAAAATGATTATAAATGATGTTAATAATTATATTGCTGTATATACTAATGGTAAAATAAAAACTAAAGGTAAATATGAATATAAAAATATTCCTTTACATAAAAATAAATCTCATTCTATAATTCCTAAAGCAGTTCATGATTATTGGGTTTATAATACACCAGTAGAAACAACAATTAAAAACCATACTAATATATTTAATTTTTGTGCTGGAGTTAAATCTAAAAAAAGTGAACAGAAAGGAAACGCTCATTATCAAATGTGGAAAGTTGTTAAAGGTGAAATAGTTAAAGAAAAGTTATCTAAAACAGTTAGATATTTTATTTCTAAAAAAGGAGGAACTTTAATTAAATTTTATGAAACAGGTGATTTTGAACAAGTTGAAGCTCCTGTAACAAATGGTAAACAAATAATTAAAGATTGGAAAATAACTTATTTTAATAAATCATATAAATTAGATAATTTTGAAGATTATAATATTGATTATTCATATTATATTAGCAAAGCTAAAAAATGGATAAATGATATAGAACAAATAGGGCAACACAAATTAATATAAATTATGAATAAAGAATATTTAGAAGGGTTAAAAGCAGCTTACCAACAAGCAGTAGAAGAAAAACAACAAAGTTTTTATTATCAAGAAAAGGAATTTTTAGTAAGTTATGCAAAATACTTACTACAGTATATGGAATCAGATTATGAGTAGAAGAAGTGTAAATTATGAAAATAACATTTATATCAATGAGAAAGTATAAAATGTGTTTAGGTTGGAAGTATCGCTTAAAACACTTTATCAGTACCGACAAGTCATGGTCAGGCAAAATAATTAGAATAATGTTTTTATGTGAATATGGAATTAGAATTGATTTGCGTAATAGTGGTTTTAAATTAATTGATTTATTAACAGATAAAGAAAAACATAAATTAAAAAACCATAATTATTTACCAGGTTTTATTAATCAATTTGACCCAGAAGTAGGAGAATTAGATGAAAACAATTGGACTGCTCGTGAATTTTTAAAATGGTTACAATTAAATAAATTTAAAATAACAAAACATGAGTAACGAAAAAAAAGAAGTAGAAGTAACCAGATTTGAGGTTATAAACCATGCAGAAAACGATAATCAGTTTGGTAGATTATTAACTTTATATAAAGAACTGGGTGATTTTAAAAATATTGAGGTTCAATATCAAGACGGTGGTAGAACACTTAAAATATTTTTAAGTTAATGATGTTGCAATTAAATCCAATGGTGCCTATATTTAGAGTATCGGATAAAATGGAAGGTTATGCTTTTATGGTTATAGACTATAGCCAGGAGCATAACCTGCTATTTGTTTGCGCTATGGATAATGGCGAGATTTGGACATTGAAAAACCAAGAAATACGATTTTGTAAAAACATATCATTAGATAGAAAACAATGAAAGAAGACGCAATTAAAAATATGATAGCCGAGCTTAAAACTAAACTAGTAGGTAATCTTTTTATGGATTCAGAAATCCATGATGAAATATACCGTTTAAAGCTGCAGTTAAATCCAGAAATAGCAACTCGTCCAGAACTAGATAATGATGAGTGTATAGCATGTGGGAGTTAAATTATGGAAAGACTTAAACAAGAAACGCTTGAAGAAGCTGCTGAAAGATTGCAGAAAGACAAATATGGTATTTTTATTTCTAAAGATGCTGATGTAAAAGGTCAATTAGTGATTGATACAGCAAAAGCAGCATTTCTATCAGGAATGACTGAAGGTGCTAAATGGCAAGCTGAAAGAATGTATAGTGAGGAAGATTTAAGAAATGCTTATAGGTGGGGAACTACAGTTAATCACGGAACTAAAGAACATTTTAATGAATGGTTTGAACAATTTAAAAAGAAATAATAATGAGTACTTTAATAGAAAAAGTAACTAGAAAATCAATGATTATAAGAGAATCTTTTAGATCAACAGATTTTATTAGTCCTTCTTTTGGATATGGTTGTTTAGGTTTTAATTGTTCTTATTGCTATATGAAAAGACATAAACCAATTGGTCTTTCTGTAGCTAAAAATACAGGAGATATTCTTACAGCTATTAACAACCATTCATATTTTACAAATGTAAATAAACCTAATCAAACACATGGTAAATATACAACTTATGACATTTCTTGCAATGAAGATTTTTCTTTACATTTAAAATATCATGAATGGGAAAGAATATTTGATTTTTTTAAACAGCATCCTATAGCTATGGGATCATTTGCTACTAAATATGTAAATGTAAATTTATTAGATTATAATCCTGAAGGTAAAATTAGAATTAGATTTAGCCTAATGCCTCAAGCCATGTCTGATAAATTAGAACCTAATACTTCTAAAATTATTGATAGAATTAAAGCTATTGATGCTTTTATAGATGCTGGTTATGATGTGCATATTAATTTTAGCCCTGTAATAGTTGCCGGTAATTGGTTAGAAGAGTACAAAGATTTATTTACAATGGTTAATGAGTATGTTGATTATAAAGATGTAGTTAAAGCAGAAGTTATATTTCTTACTCACAATGAAGGTAGGCATAAATACAATTTAGATAATGATATTCAAGGTGAAGAAGAATATTTATGGGTTCCTACAATACAAGAAGATAAAATATCTCAATATGGAGGTAAAAACATAAGATATAGACGTAATTTAAAGAGCGGGTTTATAGATTCTTTTACAAAACTACACGATAGTATAATACCTTGGAATACAATAAGGTATATATTTTAATTAATTAAAAATGCTAAATAAAGAGAACTTAGATTTAATAGAACAAATGATATTATCTAGAGATATAGATAATGCAAAAATAGCAGCAACAATGTTACGTAATTCTAGAGCAGAATTTAAAGAATTAAATAAACGAAAAAGAACATTGCAATGCGCGGTAGAACATTTACTTAAAAATCCATTGTACTTACCTAAAGTATATGCCAGTAAAGAAATGAAAGACTGGTTTTCTAAAAATTTTTACAGAGAAGACATTAAAAAGAATATGTGGTTAAAAGGAAAAAATAAAATATGAGTTACTATGAAAAACCAGCAGTTTCAGCATCTGCTTTAAAAAAGTTTGAATACAGCCCTAAGTTATTTAACGATATAATAACTGGCGTGGCTAAAAGTAAAGATAGTGTAGCATTATCATTTGGTAGACTAGTTCATGAATTAGTACTTACTCCTGAAGAGTTTGATAATAAGTATGTTATATCTACAATAGATAAACCATCGGGTCAAATGGGAGAGTTATGTGATAACTTGTTTTTAAATAAGTTATATGATGAGTTTACAGATAACGAGTTTATCTGGGATAACGCATATGCCCAAGTAGGATTTAAAAGAGATAAAATAGAATCTGTAAAAGAAAAGTTTATTACTACAGGTAAAGCATATTATGATTTTTTAGTGTCATCTATTGGTAAACAGGTTATTTCTAAAGAAGAATTAGCTAAAGCTAAAGAATACGTAGAAAGACTAAGAGGCCATAAAGGAGCTAATAAACTATTGTTTGAAACTACAGGTTTAGTAGAACATGAAATATTCTGGAATTGGGAAGGGTTAGATTCTAAATCTAAACTAGATAAGTTTATTATAGATGAAGATAATAAAAAGATTTACTTAATAGATTTAAAAACTACATCTCAACAAGTTTATGGTAAACAGTTAGCTTCTAATTCTAACCCTTACTTAGGGACATTTACAGGATTTCTAAAAGATATTATAAGTTATGATTATTTATTACAAATGGAATTTTATGCTCAAGCACTTAGACAAAAATACCAGGAATATGAAATAATTTGTTATTTAATCCCAGTAAATGATTATTCTTGCACTGTTTATGAGTTACCTGATAGATGGTTGTTTTACGCAAAACAAAAATTGCATTATATAAGAAAAGAGATTCAGTTTTACACTGATACTAATCAATGGGAGCTAAGTAAACACGATTATTACCACGGTATAATTAATTTATCAGAAATAATGGTATGAGATACAATATAAAATTTAGTGTTACAAAAGGAAAATCTACTGATATAAAATTTGAAGTACATTTTATTGAAAGTAAGTTTAGATTCTATGAATCAATTTTAGAATTACTTAGAAAAAAGTATCCTGAAGGAGAAATAAAAATTCTAAAAACTAGAGAAGCGCTAGAAGGTGTATCGCATGGGTTATAATTTAAAAAAGGGGCCTTTGCCCCTTTTTTTATTTTCCTTCTGTCCAATCAGTATTTAAGTTTACAGTAAACTCATCTAATTCTGCATCTAGAATATTTGGAAGCTCTGTAAAATCAAGCCCTACATTTTTGCCACTTTGTGTTCTATTAAGTGCTTTATCAATATCATATATAGTAGAGAATGGAGGTATTACCTTAGCTATTTCATTTGAAGATTTGTAATCTCCGTATTTATTTTTTTCTCCTGTACCTACTGAATAGAAAAATTCTACAAGTGCTTTAGATAATTTAAATACTTTGTAACCCGCAACACTTTGATATTGAAAGTTTTCCATCATATCAAAAGGATTGCCTCCTTCAGATAAATCTTTTAATATTTTTTTATAAGATACAGCTAACCATTTGTCTTCATCATCATCGTCAAAAGCAAGTGATCCTAAAAGATAGCCTAAAGCACTCATAGCTATAGTAAAATAAGCAGATACTAAATCTTCTTTTTGTCTAGAACTTAATTTATCCCATTTATAATTACCTGCACCAAATCTAGTTAATAAAAGTAATTGGTTAAATAATAATCTATATTTACCTTCAATTACTTGAGGTTTCCAAGAGTATATAGATTCACCGTCTTTATCTAATTTAGGCTTACCTGTTACAGGATCTATTAATTCTACAAAGTTACCATAAGCTTCTGATGATTGTGCAGATTGCCCCAAGTTCATCATTTGTTGAGGAACAAATCGTTTAAACTGCATTGCAAGCCTGCCCCAAGCATATAGCTCTATTGCAGCGCGCTCGTCTTGACGATAGTTACCATGTATAGCAGAACTAGCTTTTTTAAATTTATTTAGTTCTTCATAAGTAATTCCTCGTATTTCTGAGCCATCGGTACGCTTGCCCCTTAATCCTCCTACCCATTCTAATTTACCGTCTTTAACTTCATAGCTGTCTAATAAACTTTTACCTGTTTTTTTATTTTTGTTATGTAACAATAATGCAGTAAAAATGGTACCCGTGCCCCAATCTTCAAAAACTGAATGAAAAAAGTATAAATGATCAGTAGTAAGCATTTTATTTTTCTTAGACTTAATAGCTGCTGCTTGTACTTTGTAATCATAAGCATCTGGTAAATAATTATACTCCTTTAATAAAAGGAGCAGTTTATTATCATTTCTTTCACCTGTTAAAGCAGATTTCATAATGTCTGCTCTAGTTTCTGCCCAAAGCGCATCAGCTTTTAGCATGTCCCCTTCAGTAAAATCTAAATCATCTTCAGGTATACCAATTCTTTTACTTATACTTTTTATAGTAGCATTTTTATGATTGGTCATTATAGTGTAAACACCATTTCTTAACCCGGCAAATGGTTTTAACCACATAGTACCGGCCGTAACAAAATTCTTTAAACTATCTAATAGATTATCTAGGTCTATTTCTTGTTTACTTCCTTTTTTAGTAATGTTAAATCCTTTTTTAGAAAATTTAGTTTTCTTTTTTACATCCATTATCTCTATAAGAATACGATCATTTAAGAAATCAGCTGTATTTTCATATCCTTTTTCTCTTAAAGATATAGATAATCCATTTCCTATAGCTTGCATTTTATCAAGATGCTTTTTCTTTAATAAATTTTGAGTCATTTGTTTAAACCCAATTTCCGCATTAAATGTATGCATTTGACTACCTATAATAGCATCAGAACCCATATGTTTAAAAGGAATAACCTCATGTGCATTTTCAGCATAGAATTCACTTTTAATAAATTTATTTTTAAATTGTAAATAGTTCCAGTCCTTCATTAATGTAGTTAAAGGAAGATTTTCTTTATTAAAATACTCTTCTCTAGATAAATATACTCTAGCCATAAAATCTTTAGGTAATGTAGCAGGTTGTTTATTAAACTGCGCGTTAGTCATAGGATTACCAAAAACATCTTTAGACACTACTTCATTAGCAACTTCAAAATAAAGTTTTTCTAAAGTAGTAGAATAAAACTCAAGGTATTCTTTTTGAATAGCAGTTAATTTAGCGTATTTAGCGTCTCCTTCAGTAACTCTATAGTACCCTTTATTAACCCCTTTATCTTTTTCTACCCACATAAAATCAAATAATCCTGTATTTTCTTTATTGTGGTAACTTAAAAATAGGTTTCCTTTTTTTGCCCCGTGTTCTTTTAAAAGCTTTTCTATAATAACATCATGCTTTTTTTCAATTGCTTTATATTCATCATTATATTCTGCTTTAGCTTTATCTAATAATCTTTTAAATGTAACAACTAAACTATTAGATACACTAGATAGATTACCAAAATGACGTTTAAACCAACTTACATCTGTAGTATCACCTACTAATGAGCCAGTTATAGTATTTTCTAATTCGGTTCTTTTATTAACTAATTGAGTAAGTTTATACCTTAAAGCACTTTTACGATCTTCTCTTACTTCAGTATTCATTTGATTGTTTACGCTTTTTATTTGCTTATCAATATCAGCTATACTTTCTTCTTTTTCCTGAAACGATTTATTATAATCCTCGGAAATTCTTATATCGTAATTACGCGCATCAAATAGGCCTTTAGAATTAAATTCCTCATATAATTTAGGATCGTTTTTCTTAAAATGGTCTTTTAGTAAATTTAAATAGCTTTCTAAGTTAATATCATAAGTACTTAATAATGTATTTTTATTTAAATGCTCTATAGATAACTGTCTAAATGTAGCTGTAGGGTTTTTATACTTTATCATTAAAGCACGTAATGCTACTTCTAATTTAGCTCTATCTAATTTACTATCATGAATGTCTTCAAGCTGAGTACCAAACTCACCTAACATTACACTAGTAAACTGATCACTTAATAGTCTACCAGTTTTCCAATCTTTAATAGATATAGTACCGTCACTGTGAAAAATTGCACCATCTATAGTTGTACCAACACCTAAACTTTCTAATATATAAGGTAATTCTGATAGCACCTTATCTCTTTCTTCGGGAGAAAATCTACTATCAGCAATATTAATATTAGCCATTGCTAAAATCTGTTTAATGTTTTTACCAATCCAATCTAGATTATCAATATCGATAGGATTTTGAGTATCAGACCCTTGACAAATAATTTCTATTTTTGCATCTAATCCTTTAGTATCTTCGCCCATTAAATTCTTAATAGCTCTTTCAATAAGTAAATGCGCTAATGTACCATAAGCTTTAGATGTCTCAAACTCTATTGCTATTTTTTTAGTTAATTCTTCCATAGACATAAAAATACCGTCTGGTAATTTTATCTTAGGAACACCATCAACTATGGTGCTTTCTTGTAAGTTAAATTGTTTTTGAGCTACAGTTTTAGCCCAATCTACCATGTTTTTATTTCCTATAGTACTAATTTTAGATCTAATCCATTCAGTTAAACGCTCATATTTTACATTGCCTTTATCTTGATATGTCTCATCTAATAATTTGTAACCACCAACTAAAACCTGATCTTTTATATCATCCATTAGATTAAAAGTAGGAGCCGCTAAATATTCTACAGGTAAATCTAACCCAGTAGTATTTAATAAATTAGCTAATTGACCTAAGTCCATAGTACTAGGAAGAGATTCTACTTCAAGAGTATTTCCTCCAAGCCATTTATTAAAAAAGCTAAGAACATCTCTAAATAATTTACCTAGTTGTGTTTTTATGCCGGGTATAGTATTAGGTTCTTCAGTTAGATAATTATTATGTAATAACTCAGCTAACTTTTGAGTAACCATTTCTTTTTTCTTATCTAGCACTGTAAAAGAACTGTATCTTTCTACTATAGTTTTAAGTAATTCTTTATCATTTTTAGCATCTTCATATAAATTATCAAATAATTCTCTATTATTAGTATAAGTATATTGAATAAAAGGATGTAAAAATTCTTCTATTAAAGTCTCGTCTGTTATTCTATCATCTATTATATGAACAGTATCGTTTAAAATAAACGTAGGTGATTTTCTAGCTATATCCCCTACTAACGCAATAGCTTCAGTAGAAGAGATAAATTTAAGTTTAGTTTTAGGAAATAATTTTTGTAGTTTATTTAAAACATCTTGGTTAATAAGTGTTCCGCTTCTAACTTCTTCTAATTTAATATCAAGTCTGGCCCCAGCTACTATGCTTGCTTTTACATATTTATAAGTAGAGTTTATAGCTTTTACTATTTTACTAAGAGTGGCTTCACTTTGACCGTAAAAAGGAGGAAATCTTTTTTCAATATCCGCCAATTCCTTATCATAAGAATTAAATACTTTGTCTTGTATATTGAACATTCTACCTGCTAATAAAGTACTAGCTTGTTCTACTGAAGGTATAATTGGCTCAGTAGGTTTTTTAGAAAATTCTTTAAATCCTTCTATATCTTGTTTAGAACCTAAGAATAAATCAGAAAGATATTTATCTGTATTTATTACTTTATTTGCAGGTAATTTAGATATAGCCTCATTAATTTGAGATTTCCATTCTTTAGCATCATACTTAGCACCTCTTTCTTGTATTCTTCTTTCAAACTCTTTATCTGTAAGATTTATAACTTTATCAAAAGACTTAGTATTATTTCTTAATAAATTAGTATTAGATGTAAACAATGTTTTGTTTTCAGAAATAGCTCTTTGTTTTGCAACATTAAACATTTCTTGCATCATTTGGTTATACTCATTATTCCAACTTTGAGTACCACCATCTTTAACTTGATAAGTTGTTACATTATATTTATCAGCTATTTCTTTTACTTTATTATTTATTTCTGTAGCATAATCATCATCTAAAGAAATAAATTTATTTTCTCCTTGATTTTTTAAAAAGCTTTTACCTATAGTAGGATGTCCAAATACTATTTTATCTGTTGGTAATATTACTTGACTTTGTGTACTATCTAAGTATTGAGAGTATAGTTGTAAAGCTTGTTGTTTTTGTTGTTCAAGTAAATCTATTCTATTTTGATAAGCTGTTTTTTGTGTTTGATCAGCTATTGCAGAATAATCATTATTATTAATAAAACTTGTAAGATTTGAAACAAACTCATTATATAAACTATCATTTTTAGTTAATCCTATAAATTCAGATATTAAATCAATAATAGATTGAAAAATAGATTTATTGTTTTTATAGTCTATGTTTTTAAGTTGTTCTCTAAAATTAGCATCATTCATAAAAGTTGCTAAAAATTCAGATAATACAGTGTCTCCTTTAAAACTTGAACTATTAAAATAATAATAATCTTTATCCCCTTTTTCTCTTTCTTTTAAAGTATCTTCTCTAAATTTTATTATACCATCTAATTTATTTAATACATCCTCTTTAGACAAACCATCATATTCTTTAAAATTAAGACGTACTTCTTTTATTATAGAAACAACTCCTACTTTGTTAAAGCTTAATTCAATTTTTATAGCATCTTCAGGCAAAGCTTGGAAATATTCTTTTAATCTTTTATATTTTTCAAGCTCTTTTGATAAAATTTGTATAAGGGGTTTATCAATTTTCTTATTTTCTTCTAAGTGTTTATCAAAAACATCGTATAAACTTTTAACTTTATTATAAAAGTCTTGATTAAATAAATCAGAATCTTTTACAATAAATTGAGTAGTAAGATTATGAATCAACTCATGTAAAAAAACATCGTCATAAGTATTATTTTTAAACATGTCTAATTCTAAAACAATTTTATTAGGAGATAAATTACTAAATATTGACCAATGAAAAGCTCCTGTATCTCCTACACCATTAGGTCTTGCATACAAATTAGGATTATTTAATAGTTTTTCTAAACCTTTATTTGATTTAGAAAGTTTAATTATTAAATCTGCAAATTGCTTAGTTGTTCCTGTATTTCTATTAGAAACAGTTTGTAAATGTGATATTAAAGTTTTACCATCTTTAATATTTGGTAAAGCCTCTTTATATTTTTTAATAAATTCATTTACTTTCCTAGTGTCTGCTATTTCATTTATTTGTTTATCAAACCCTAAAGCTTCATACACTTGATTAGCTAACTCAGGGTTAGAATCAAATAGTTCTTTTACTCCTGGTTTAACAGGCATAGGAGCCTCATTAAGTAGTTCTTTATTTGCTTGATACCAAGCAGAATAAGCACCAGTTTCTCCAAATTGAGAAACTAATGCTTTATATTCTTTAGATGATTTATTAGGGCAAAAGCTCATATTAACATTTGTTTTTTATTTTATGCATTGCTTCTTCATGGATTACACCTGATTTTATCAAATTTTGATAGGCTTCAGAGTTCATAATTTCAGCATCACTCATTATACTATTTACAAAAGTACTACTTTCTACTGTATATTCATATAGTCCTTTTGTATTAGGAGTTTCACTAGCTGTTCCTATAGTTACTTCTACTAATTTTAATCTAGTATCATCTGAGTAGTTAACAAGCCTTACTTTCTGGCCTGGTACAAATACTTTTCTACTTTGAAAATTATTTGCTTGAATATCAGATGTTTTTACAACAGGAGTATCTAAACTAAATGCTTTTTGTATACTGTATGTACCTCTTAATAAATTAGAATCATATTGATATGAAGGGAAAGTTTTAATTTTACCTACTAAAGCATAAGTTAATTGTTCGTCTAAAGGATTAGATAACAATACATAAAGTTTAGAGTTACCTTTAAATCCAGTTTTTACAAACAATGCCCCTAGTTTATTAGGTTCATTTTTTAAAGTAAGAACACCATTTTCTTCAGTTTTTTCTGCATCTTTTTTAACATATTGTACAGTAGTTTCTCCAGTATTTAATGCATATTGCACTTTAAAGTTAGCGGCTATATTATCTAATAGCTCTTTAAATTTAGTAGGGTTACCTGTTAATTCTTCAAAATAAGTATTAAACTCTTTCATCATAGGTCTGTAAATTTCTGATGGTAAAAGTAAAGAAAAATTAGTTATACCAAAAGACATACCTTGATTAACTATAGCATATTTTACAAAATCATATTGTAATTTAGTAAAGCCTTCAGTACCTTTTAAAGCCTCAAATTGCATTTGGAAATTTAATAAATCTGCTTGATTTGCATTTCTAGCAGCAGTAAATACTAATTTACGGTATTTATTAAATGACACATTTTTTAAAAACACATTGCCAGGGTTAGCTTTTTTAAGGGCTTTTACTTCTTGTTCAAATCTAACATTAAATGCATCTACACCATATCTTTTTTTACCTTCTGAATCAGTATGCTCTTCTTCAGCTAAAGTACTATTGTCTATAACATATCCTTCAGGAGTAGTAAAAGATAATCCGGTCATTAAGTAATGAATAACAGCTTCTCTAATGTTATAAGTAGTATTATTAATACCTTTACCTTTAAGAAAATCTGTTGCTACTTTAGCAGTTTCATCTTCTCCTATAACTTCAGTTTCCATTAATCTTTTTGAAAATTCTTGTAAAACTTTATTATTAACAAATAATAGGTTTTCCATATTACTTTTTAAAGTTTGTAATAATTTAAACGCTTTGTTTATATGCGGAAGATGAGTAACGTCTACATTTGTAAATACAAAATCATTAGATTTTAAAGCATCAAAATCTTCTAAATTATCTTGCATTGCAGGAAAATCTACAGGAAAACTTTTAAGCACTTTATATGCGCTACTTCCTTGAGAAATACTTTCTCCAATAGAATTAGCTTTATTCATATAATATTTAATTATAGCAGCTTGAGTTACAAGTTCATTTATATCCATTTCACTTATTTCTTTATTGTGTAAAGAAGTAATATCTGGAGATTCATTTTCTTCTACCAAATCTTCAAATTGCTCTACAGTTAAACTTTTAAGATTTTCTAACCTTTGGTATATAGCTTTTCTAGCATTTGCTTTACCGTTTTTATAGACATTTTCTGAACTAATAATCTTAACAACCGGTTGTTGCATTAAAAGAACAATGTCTTTTAAAGGAACTCCCATAGAAACTAAAGCTACAGTTGCACCTCCAGTACTATTACTAACTCCTATTATAGGAAGAATCTGCTCTTTTACACTATCAATAGCCGCATTTATTAAAGAATCTATTGTTTCTGTAATACTAGGTTTAGAAAGAACAGGATTACCGTCTTTATTATAAGCTACTGTAATTTCTTTTGTGTTTTCAAAATAATTTAAACCGTCATAAGTATTGCCGCCTATTTTAATATGGTAACTATCTTTAAGCTTAGGGTATTTAACTTCTTGTTTATTATACTCTTCTGCTAATTTATTTATTTTTTCAAGTTGTTTTGTTATAAGAGCAATTGCTTTTTCTGCAGTGTATTCTTTTTTATTTAACATTACAATATCTGTAGGATTTTTAAGAGAAAAAACTTCAAGTGCGCTTTTAAGATCATCTATAGTTTTAATATAAGGGTTAACTGTAGATTGGAAGTAATAAGCTACAGCTTTAGCCATACTTGCAAAAATACCTGTTAAACTAGTACTACTAAAGTTATCTTTATGCATAAGCATTTGATCTTCAATATTATACAAATCTCTATTAGGGAAGATTACTTTATTTCTATTTTCAATCCAATTTTCTACAGCTTCTTCATATTGATCTCTAGTTGTAAAATCAGCATAATTAGGTTTCTTTTCATCAAAACCATTAAGCCTAGCTACTGTATCAAATGCAGATTCTTCACCAATACCCATTCCTTTAAATCTCTCCATAGTAATAGGAGACATCATTAGTTCTTCATTTACTTTATCAGTAGTAATTTTTAAGAAACTTTCTACTACTACATTTTTATAATGAGATACTTTTAAATCAGATAATAAATCAAGGTGTTTACGTAAAGCAGTTACTCTTTCTTTATCTCCTTGTTTTTTAGCTAATTGTATAGCAACGCGGCTAGCTTCAAAATCTTCTTGTACTGCATTAAGAAACTCTTCACTTGTAGGAGTAATAGTACCACCTTTATATAATTCTTTGCCTCCTATAGTTAAAATAGATTTATTAGAAGAAAATTCTTCTCTTCTCATTACGTATAACTTATCTACGTCATAATCGGAACCGTGGAAATATACAATTTCTTTAGGTGCAATAATTGCGTTTTTATTACCAGGATAAAATCCTACTACTTTTAAAGGTACAGCAGAGTGAAGTTCAGTTGAAGGTATACGGAAACCTACCATTGTATCAAACATAATAGTATCTCCTTCTTTAAACTTACCTTTCCACATATCAGGTAAAACTACTTCAGAATAACCATCTTTATCTCTCCATAAAAGATCGCGTTTAATTAAATTACCATCTTTGTCTGTAAATTCAGCAGTACCATAAGCAGATTGTAATACTAAACCTGCCCCAGGAATTCTTATACCTACAGTAGCTTTAGTAAAAAGAGAAGCTATATCAATAACTATTTTTTTAACTAAAAAAGGAGTATTTATACCTAATTGAGGATCATTAATAAACTGTTGTTGTCTATCACTTACTCCTTGAGATTTCTTTTCAGCTGCAGCAGCTCTTAACTTTTCACGTTGTTCTTTTTGTGTTTGTTTACGAGACTCTTCTTCAATTCTATCTTTTATACCTAATTTTTGTAATAGCTTTCTACCTCCAAGATTCATTAACTCAGTTTGAGCATTAAATAATCTTGCAGCTTCTACAGTGTTATTACCACTAAAATCAACAAAATAATTTAACTGATTAGGTAAGGCTACTTCTTTACCTTCTACAGATTTCTCAGGATTTTCTTGTATTCTATAGTTACTATTTTGTAACGTCAAAACAGAATCTTCATCTATTGTATAAGTATTACCTATTAAGCTACCTATACTGCCATCAGCATTAGGCTTCATAATATTAGAAGGTTTTCCAACTTTAACAGCAGATTCAAATACCATTTCATCAATGTTGTTTTCTTCTAAAGCTTGTCTAACTTGTTTAAGTTTAGGAAACATGTCACATAACTCATCAGTTAATTCTATAGAAGAATACTTTACAGCTCTAGGTATACCTTTTTCATCTATTTCAAAATGTACTGGTTTAAGTATTGATCCTAATTTAAATGCATTACCAAATCCTCTACGAACTTCAGCAGCACGTTTAGGAGTCATATAACCCTGAGCATCTGTTAAATCAAATTTACTACCCCATATTTTTTGGAATTTTACAAAGTCTTCTCCTAAAACTGATTTTATATCTTTAACTACTAAAGACCTGTATGTTTCAGGTAACGCAAAACTAGAAACTAATCCACTGTAACCAGTAGCAAAAGCAATAGACATACGCTTAATAACATCAAATGATCCTTTATAAAATGCTTGGTCTCCGGCAACTAAATGATTTAATTGATGAGAGTTAACATAAAAGTTAGCAAAATATAAAGCAGCTAAATCTTCTTCACTTTCTGCATATGTTGAAACAGCAGTTTTTAGCTTTGCTAAATCTACATTGTTTTTTAAATCAAATACAGTAGTAAGGCTAGAACCTTTTGCTTTCATAGCTTCAACTATTTGTTTAGCATATTCTAAATCTGTTTGATTTTCTTTTCTAGGAGAAAGCGCGTCAAAAATATTTAAGTTATTATCTACTTTTACTTTTGTAAAAGCTCTATTGTTTTGCTGATCAAGAATAGATAAAATGCTTTTTTCTACATCATTCCATTTTAAAAAGTTTATTTCTGCAGCAACAATATTAGGTTTATTAGAAATAGTAAGAAACTGTTGAACGTATCTACCTTTTCCTATTTCATCAATAGTGCTAGCTAAAAAGAAATATTTAAAATTCCTTGCAAACCAATCTTTTTCTGTTTCACTACTATATCTTACATTGTAATCATTATATGAAGATCTTACAGCATCAAAGTTTACATATTTATGTATTGTATTTATTCCGTTTACAAAAGTATTTCTAAGATAATTAGGAGAATTTAAAAATTTAGGTTTTTTATGTCTATCAGTAAAATATTGTAAAATATTAATAGCTGAAGAAGAAGAAGAAAATAAATAAGCAATTTTTTTATCTGACCTTCTATAACTCGCAGGCCTAGCTCTATCTTCTAAGTTAATTAGATTTTTAGATATACTATTTACCCAACCAGTTGTATTTTCAGTAAATATAACTTCTAAATCCTCATTAGGTTTACCGTCTTTAGTAAATTGGTTTTCTTTATAAGTTTTAATTATATTTTCTACAGCCGATATAAAAGAACCATAATCAAATTTAGATGCTTCAATTTGTATATCTTCATTAAAAAGCTTTGTGTATATTTCTTTAACTGTTTGAATAGAAACAGGACTGAATTTTTTCTGTCTTTCTTTCTTTAAAATAGCTAATTTACCTCCAATCCATTTCATTGCAGGCATGCCTTCTATTTCTCCTTTAATTCTAGTAAAGAAAATATCTCTAATATTATTATTATATGTAGCTAACTGATCTTCTACAACAGCATTTTTAAATGTATGTGTTTGATTTGCAGCTGCTCCAGAATATTCTCCATAATATACATCTTGTTTATATAATGAAGCTACTTGAGCATAAAGTTCAGTAAATGTATTTTGAGCATCATTTACAATATATATTGCAGAAATCTCATTTAAATTTAAACCTGTTTTTTCTGATATGTTTTTAAAATATTTACTAGTAGATTGTTTACCTCTATGTAAATATTTACCGTCAAGTCCTTTAAAAGTATTTTCATTAATAAATGAATAGCCTGCAGGAATTCTGGTTCTATTCATTACCCCAGTATTGTAAGCATTTTCAATTAATTTATTAAGAGAAGTTTGAATAGCTTCAAAATCTTCACTTTTATAAGTAGAGTTTTTAAATCTTTCTTCTATTTCTGCTAATAGTTTTTGTTTTGTCTCAGTATCTATATTAGATAAAGTTTCTAAACAAGCTAAATAAGCAAACCTAGGGTTAATTTGTACAAGGCCTCCATTTTTTTTACCAATTATTGTAGATAAAAACTGTTTTACTTTGGCCGAAAGTTTAGCTTCATGATTAGTCTGTTCTGCATCTTTAGAAGAATCGCTCCAATCTCCTGCTAATATTTCTTGAGAGTCTTCATTTACATTATCTTCTGAGAATGTAACTTCTTCAAACATATCCGCAATAAGCTTAGAGTATATATCTTTATTTTTTAATCTAGTAAGTAACTCTAACTCTTGTTTGTCTTCTACAGATAATGTTTCATTTTTTGCAATAAGTTCTTTTTGTTTTGCAAGTAATTCAGAATGCTCTTTTACAATAGAATTAAATATAGAAGTAAATTTCTCACTAGAAGATTTAGGAAAATATCCGTTATCTACTAAAGTTTGGCCTTTTTTATCTACTTGTAATAATTTTTCATTAAATAATTGTATTTCATTTAATTTTTCAATTATAATTACTTCAGAGTTTTTAAAATTAACTGCATTACCAAAATCTTTTTTAATATCATCGTAGTTTCTAGTAACACCATCAAAACTTACTATTTCTGTAAACTGTCCTGATTCAATATTTTCAAAGAAAGTATTCATATCAGGGGCTAAAGAAGACGCCATTCCTAAGAATTTCTTTATTTTATTAAACAAGATATTGAAAAAAGAAGATACTTTGCTACCGTTTCTCCATTCCTGGTATTGTTGAGCTATTGCTTCTTCTATAGTAACAATATCTGAATTAGGATCTAAATTAAATTCTTGTATAGCTTTTTGTCTTACTAATTCCTGTTGTGCAGGAGTAAGCATCATGTTAAATATTCTATGAAATAGCTCATGTCGAGCTACATTTTCATATGATTTACCAAACTCATCTTTATTTAAATAAATAATACCGTCTCTAAATAATCCCCAAGTTTCTGAACCTTCAGATATTTTTAAAAGTTCTGCCGCTGTTACAAATTTTACCTCTTCTGCAGTTAACGTTTTATCTATAGACTGTAAGTATTTTAAAATATCAGCAGTGCTTTTTTGCGCTCCTAAAGTTCTATTTACAGTTTTTAATAAAAACCTAGTTAACCTAGTTCTAGTAGGAGGCATAGAATTATCTTTATCTTCTTCTTCTTCTATAAACGGATCAATGCTATCTTCTTGTGCAGATATCTTTACCGTGGTAGGAATAACTTCTTCAAGTTTATCTAAGAATAACATGTTATCTATATCTGAATTACCAATGTATCCATCAGTGTAATCAAAAATTCTACCTTCTAAAATATTACTTTCTAATAAAACCGGATCTAATTGAGAGTTTCTTATAATAGGTACTCTTAAATCAGAAATGTTTCCATTTTGGTCTGTAGTAAAAATACTAGCAAGTTCTTCTAAAGACATAGAACCTTTATTAAGAGGATCACTAAACTCCATTTTAGGAAGTAAAGATTTACCTGAAGTAAAACTATTTCTAGCAGTTTTAACATCTACTCTAATTGGGTAACCATTTGCAAGTTCATTTCCTTTTGCTATTAAATTAAAAGCAACTTGTGCTTTACCTGGTCTTCTATTACCTGTAACTTTAAGATCATCAATAGAAACTTCCATAACTTCATTTCCAAATTTTACTTTGGCTATTCCATTATCTATAGATTTTACTTCTCCTGATATTTCTTTACCGTTAACCATTACCGGGTCTTTAGCATTTTTTACTTTTGTTCTTACAGCAATAGTAGGGTCTAAAGGTTGGTGTAATAAAAGATCAATGTCCTTTATAAGTTCTATTTGATTGTTAGTTAAAATTATATCTTTACCTGTCTCATTTTTAATTTTTTCTAATAATGTAGGCAAATATCCACCTTCTTCACCTCTAGTAGAAATAATATCAGATAGCTCTTTAACACTAACGCCTAATTCATTTTTTAAAGTATTATACTTTTCTACAAATGACATTATTGGAGCCATTAAGAAAGAATGCTCAGTAATATTTAAAGGTTTTCTTTCTAAAGCAATAAATTGAGTGTTTGCTGTATTAGAAGAACCTTGAACTGGATTTTCTATAACTAAATAAGGAAGGCCTGCTTCTAATATTTTATCTGTATTTAATGCTTTGATTTCATTATTATTAAATACTCTAATCTTAACATTTTTAGCATCAAATTTTTTACCTAAGTTAAAAGCTTTTTTAAATTTATCTAAAACATTAGACATGTTAAATTGTTTAAACTCAGCAGGTATTTTGCTATACACATATTTTAGTGTGCTTACAGATTCAATTTGCCCATAGCCTAAAACAATTAAATCGCTACTATTAGGTATAGTAAAATATCCGGTAACAGCATCTTTTACAAATGATGTAGTAACCATATTTGGATCTAAAGCTTCTTTAAACTTTTTAAATAGTTCTTTTTGTTTTGGACCAGGATTATCAAGTTGATTTTGACTTAAAACACCTACCTGTAAATATTTATCTTCTCTTTGTACATAAATACCTATAGATGCATATCCTTGGCTATTTATAATAGGAACATATATAATTCCTTCACCTGCTAAAATCTTTTCAGTTTTTTTCTTACCTAAAAATGATGAATTTGTAGGATAGTCTAAATTAAATGCATCAGGAGAAGGTGTATGCTCAGTAGGAACATCAGGTTCTTCTCCAGGAAGATCTCCGCCTTCTGGAGGATTAGGAGGATTATCAGAATCATCATCGTCTATAGGAGGATTAGGAGGATTGCCAGGAGGTGGCGGAGGAGTAGGTGTAACAGGAGGAGTAACAGGAGGAGTTGGAGTAACAGGTTTAGGTGCTACATATTCCTCATCTAATTGTGTTAACTCGTCTTGTCTATCTTTTAAAAACTTATCGTTTGCTTCTTTTATAGAAGCTGCATTTTTAGCTGTATCTTCAGATATTACATCATCAATTACAGTAGTAACTTTTATTCCTTGAAAATAAATAAAGTTAGTTGCTCTAGAAGCAGCAGTATACATAGCTTTATTGTACATAAAATCTTCTTGAAAAGAAGTTCTAGGTAAATCAATAAATACTTCATCAATAGTTCTACCTTGTACATCTATATAAGATACTACTTCTACGCCTAGGTTTTTAGCTTCCCATGCAGCTACATCATTAGGATGAACTACAATAGCTCTAGTTTTACCGTCTTTTAAATCTCTTTGTTTTAAAGATTCTTCTATACCATTAGTAGCTAATGAACCATCGGCTCCTAGTGATCTGTCTAGGTTAGTGCTTAAATAAACTCCATCTTTTATAACATCTTTAGTTTTACCTAAGAATATATCTTGCGCTTCAACTACTGCTCTTACATTACTTCTATATCTAATAGTTAAAGGAGTAATAAGAGTCATTTTTTTATTTTCTTCAGATAGTGAATCTAAAGGAGAAAAAGTAGCATTTTGGCTTTTAGTTATCTGGTTAGGATCACCTAAAGCTACTATTTTTATTTCTGTATTATTTTTTTTATTGTACTCATTAAGTAAATCTACTATCTCTTCTATCTCTTTGTAACTTAATGCATTTATCTCATCAATTACAATTAATTTTATTCCAGGAAGACTAGTTTTTAAAGCGTCTTTAAGTTCACTTATACTTCTTTGTTTGTTAGTACCAATTGAATCATTGATGGCTTTACTTGAATGCTCGTTATGCCCAGTTGCAAATATCTCTTCAGTTTTAAGACCTGATAATCTAGAAAACCATTTTAATACAATATTAGTTTTACCTGTTCCTGCATATCCTTTAAGATAGGCTAACCCGCTAAATCCGCTATTTGGTTTTTTAGTAAAAAAGAATCTAACTAAATCACGTATAGCTAATAATTGTTGATTTGTAGGAGTTATAAGGTTTTTAGTTAAAGCAATAGCATTTTCAGTAACAACTTCAGTAACAATGTTTTGAGTTGAATTTATAAAATCTAAAGTATTTTGTATGCCTATTACTTGTTTATGTAAATCTAATATCTCATCAATAACTGAAAGATCTACAAGATTTTCAAAATCATTATTTTTAAGAGATTGTCTAAGGTTATTTACAGAGAAGTCTTTAGCAAAATCATTAATTAAATCAGTATCCTTGCTTTTATTTCTGAATAAAAAAGGAAGAAGCCCTTTAAAAACAAGAACAGGGTTTTTATTATAATTTTTCTTTATAAATGCTCTAGATGATCCGCTTTTTTTATTAGTATCTACTAATTCTAATACTCTTGTAGTAAGAGTTTTCTTTATTTCTTCTAATTGAGCAATTTGATCTTTAGAGATATTCTTTTTTACAGTAAGTAAATGGTTAGTCAAATAACCAATTTTGCCCCAAGCAGATAAATCTTTTATACCTGAAAGTATTTTATCTAACTCGTCTCCTAAAATATCTTTATAGAAATCATAAAGCGCTTTATTTATAGTATTTCCAGCTTCATCTAAACCAAACTGGTTTAAATTAGTTTCTACAGCATTGTTAATAATTTTTTCTTGTTGAAGAGCTTTATCTGCTACACGTTTTTTTACAACTTCAATAGCTGCTACAGTCTCGTCTAATAAAGTTTTATATTCTTTTATAACATCAGCATAATCATTATCCTTTTTTTCTTCTAATACTTTTACCATATTAGTTAAAGCCTTTTGTTGCTTTTCTAATTCAGCAAGGTTATCGTACTCTTCACTAGAGTTAAAGTTAAAAAGGTTACTTCTAACAGCATTAGTTATAAATGATAACAATTGCTCTTTAGTGCTTTTAGTTGTTACAGGTACACTGTTTTGAGTTTTTAAATTATTAAGATCTTCTTTAGCTTTAGCTATTTTAGCTTGTTCTTCTAATATATAATCATCAGTAGCGTATTCTCCTGCTTCATCTAATAATGCTAGTTCTTCAACTTTAGCTATAACATCCGGATTTGTAGTAGTGTAATCCTCTCCAGTAGCAAACTGACCTGCAGCTTCTGCAAATTCTATAAGCGCTGCTTCTTTAGCGTCTAGTTCTTTTTGTAAAGATTCTCTACTTTTATCAGAAATAGCTACGTCATCTTCTAATAAATCATTTAATACATCAATAGCATCTTCTGGTTCTTCACCATATAATCTATCTTCAATACCTTTTTCAATGAATTCATTTTCAATGTTTTGCCCCTTTAAATTTAAATTCTCTTTGTATAATCTAGTTTTTTCAAAAGCGTTAAACTCATCTAATGTAGTAATCTCTGGTACAATTGTATTAGTTTTATCTAAGATAGATTTTTTAAATTCATTTTTAAAATACTTTTCTCCTGTAACAGGATTAGCTATTTTTTGAAATTCTTCTGTAAATTTAGATTCTGCTTCAGTTAACTCGTTTAGTTTTAAATCTATATAAGCTAATCTTTTTGCTCCTAATGCTGCAGATTCTGGAGTAGATTCTATTTGTGCTTTTTCAATAGATAGTCTATTTCTTTCACTTTTAACATTAGATAAAGTTGTACCTATATTATATAGTTCTTCTTTTCTTTTTAAAAATGATTTAGCCCCGGTTTCACTATTATCTTTAGTAATTAAACTGCTATCTATACTATTAGCTAATTTTGAAAACTCGGCAGTTCTAGTTTTTAATTCTGAAATAAGAGCACCTTTTTCAGCTGGGTTAAGACCCATTTCTAAGTATTCTTTATCAGATAAATTTTCTAAGAAAGATATTTTTTCTTCTATTAAATCTTCTGTACCTGTGTTATAATGGCTTTTTACCCAATTAGCTATTGCTTGACCTTTAGCTAAATTTGCTAATACATCATTACCATTACTTTCAGCAAGAGTAGCAATATCATCTAAGTACTCTAATTGGTCTTTACCCATAGCTAAAGCATCTACTTTAGCTTGATCTATAATAGGACGGCCATCAACATCTAATTTATATCTAGATTTTGTAACCGGTTTACCTTCAGCATCGTTCTCAGTATAATCTTCTTTTTCAAACAAATCATTTGCTTGATATAGATTAAGATTTGCTAACATAGATTCAGTTACTGCTTTTCTTTGTTTCTTTTTATTTCTATTACTGTCTATAAGACCACCTCTAGCATTAGCTACGCCTCCTATAATTGCACCTAAGAACATAGATTTTTTACCTTCTTCTGTTCTAAAGTTATCAGACATATTATTAGCTATATCAGAATAAGTATTTAAATCAAATAATGATGAAGTAGGATTTCTTTTAAATAAATCTGAAATAGCTAGCTGAACGTTTTCTTCCCATAGTCCTTCACTTGCTACTCCAATTGCAGCAGATTTAAGCGCTGAACCAGCAAGAGTATTACCAAATTTATTAAACCCTTTAACAGTAGCGCCTAAATACGGAACTTTACCAACATCTATACCTGCAGATTTAATAAGTCCGCCAAAAAGTTCACCTTTAAGCATTTTACTAGAAGCTCCTTCTACAGTAGTATTTAACCCTTGACTTGTTAATCCTTTAACACCGGTATTTATTCTACCCGCAGTCTTCATTAAAGACTTCATTTGAATAAGATTAGGTATAGCTAATGCCATTGAATTAAGAGCAAATGTTTTAGCCGCACCTTCAGCAGCAACTTTATTTACAGCTAGCTTTTGTTCTGCATTTAATTGGTCAAAAGGAACACCGTATTCTTCATTTGCTTTTTGCTCTCTTATAGCATCACGTACTTCTTTACCTTCAAACATAGCTTCAGAAGCAGTGTTGACTGCAGTAGCGGTAAGTAAATTAGTTGCGGCAGCAAGTTTAGCTAACTTAGTTCCTTTTGTTAAACCGGCTTTAGCTAATCCCAAAGCGGCATTTTCTCCTAGTTTTAAACCTGCAGTACTTGCTCCGGTTAAATAAGCAGATAGTAAAAAGGCACCTGCATCTACAGCATCGCCAGCCCAGAAATCGCCGTCTTTTAAATTATTAAAAAAATTAGATTTGTTAGCAGCCTTGTCTTCTAAACTATTATATAAAGGAGTAACGTCTTCTAAATCTTTTTCTAAATCCATAGCAGCTACAGCTAACCCATTATCAGCTGCCCCGGCAATCCAAGCGTTTATATCTTGGCCTATAGTAGAGTTATCTCCTTTATAATCTTCATTACGATTATCTATTCCAAATAATCCTCCTAAAAATCCAGCACTTGCTGCTGTTTTAGTAAGAGTTTTACCTGCTAACCTGGCTCCTGCAATACCAAGTGTTTCCCAAACACCTTGATTTCTACTTCTTCTTTCTTCTACATTTTCAGAAGGATTAGTTCCAATATCATAATTAGACCATTCAGTATTAGATGTTTGTGGACCAGATAAACTTTGAAAATTAAATGAATTTCCTGCAACTTTATCTTTATTTAAATATTCTTGATATGAAGCCTCATTTAAGTAGGCGTTAAGATCTTCTTTTAATTTTTTTGACATTTTTTTTTATTTTGTTTTTCCTTGTGCTAATTCCCAAACTCTAAATTTAAATTCATCTTTTGTCATTTTTTTACCGTCTAATGTAACATACTTATCAGTTGTACTTATTGTTTTTATTATAGGTTTATTATTTGCATCTGTTCCCCACATTATTTTTTCTTCAGGATTCCAACCGGTTAAATATTGAGAATAATTAGCAATAATTGCATTAGGTGTATTTTGATGCTCTTGACCAGGATTTGCCATAATAACCTGTCTTCCATTTACATTAATTACAACACCGTCTCCAAAATATTGAGCACCTCCATTTTCTTGAGCATATTCATTTTTATTGTTAGCCATTTGTAAAGTTGATGGATCAGGATGTCCTACAATTTCTGTATGTAATGATTGTCCAGAACTTAAATTATTTTGCTCCTTTTTAAAGAAATCAGCAGCTGGAATAATATGTCCAGTTAAAGGATCTAAAATATTATAATTTTGAGCAGTACCTAATACAAGAGGTTTATCTTTTTCAACAGTTAATCCATTTTTATCTCCAAAATATTTTTGATCTAATGCTTGTTTAGCTTTTTCTGTATCATATTGTCCACCTGTTTTTACTTCATCTCCATATTCTCTTTCAATAGTATTTTTAAAGTTAGGATCAGAAGTAGAAACATAACTAAAATTAGAAGTCATAGGAATATTTTCATTTTGCATTAAGTTATTAACAATAGACATTTCAGCTGAATTTAAAGTTTCTCCTTTTTTTAATTTCATAATTGCCTGTATTGGAGTTACATAGTCTTCTTTTTTTAGATTTATTCCTAAAGGATTTTTAGATAAATCTAAATTAGGATCGGAAAGAGAATTATACAATTTTGGATTTGTTTTTTTAATTTTGTCCATGTTTTCAATTAAATTAGACGCAAAACTATATAACATTGTTTTGTTATTTTTACTATTTTGAAATTTAACGGCTGATTCATTATTACTAAAAGCCCCTGCTTCTCTAGCTTTTTGTGCAAAAGAGCTAACAGAAGATTTAATGGCACTTGGAATATTAGAAGAAGGTATAGGATCAAATTCTCCAAATGGAAGTTTTTCATTGTTATTACCATTTCCGGCATTAAAATAACCTGTTGCTTGAAGATTAATACCTTGATCACTACTAGATATATCAGAACTATGTGCATATTTAGCAATAGCAGGTTGAACAGCTTTTTCTATAACATTATTATATGCTTGATTTTGAGCTTCTTGTTTACTCATACCAAGTTTATTTTCATAATAATCTTCTACACCATTTAAATAAGCAGCAACTTCAGGACTTCCTTTAGCATAACCTTCAACAACTTTTCTAACTCTATCAGGAGTTACAACAGATCTTTGTCTTCCAGAAGCCACATCATATACAGTTATTCCAGGAGCAACTTGACCATTAGGTAATGTTTCACCTTTTTGAAATACTTTTTCTCCTTTAGTTGTATTACCTACAATATCAGCTATTATTCCTTGTCCAAATTGATCAGTAAATTTAGCCATATCTACATCTTTATATAAACTAGGAGCAACTACTCCCACGTTTTCTAAAACTCCTGATTCAGGATTAAACATTGTTTTAGATTGAGATTGTAACCATTTATTTTTTTCATAAGCTCGTCTATTAACATCTGTAATTCCAGATTTAGTGTCAATATCTTCAGCATATTTCATTAATTCTTTATTCCTATTAGCCAACCCTTCATACAATCCAGCAGCATCCATAGCATCTTGTTGTGTTTGCCATTTCATATTTTGGTAATCTCCAGCTTCAGTTCTTTCTTTCATTTTATTACCATAAAATTCCATTATTTTATTAGCTGTTTCTCTATCAGCAGCATTGCTAGAAGATGCTAGCTTTTTAGTTAAAGCCATTGTTTTAGTTTCTGTGTCTTTAGCAGCATCGTATCTTCCTTGAAGAATATCGCCTGTTTTTTCCATAGCAGCTAATGGAACTTCTTTTCCTATAATATCTATTTTAGGAGAACTATACAGTTGTGTATTAAAATCCATATTTTATCTTTAGTTTACAAATATACAATTTTATTTCAAAAAGAAACCCTACCATTTTATTGGTAGGGTTTATATTAGTAGTTACTTTTTAAACTTCTTTTTTTAATCGTGCCTCCATATTTAAATGGAGGTAAGTTACGTTTAGCCCTTTCAGCATTCCAGGCTGCTTTTTGTTCTGGAGTACCAGCATTAAACATTGCTCTAGCGCTTTCAGTATCTCCTAACATTTGGTTTTGAACAGTGCCTTCTCTCGCATTACCATAAATCTTAGCAGATTCTAATGCATTAGCATAAGCAGTTTTGTTTCTACCTATATCTGAAACGCCTTTACCTATATCTCCTATAATTGCATTTTGATTTCCTATTCTACTTTCATTAAATTTATATCTATTTTCAAGATTTGCATTTTCTATTTCATTATTAACAAGCGCTTCTTTCATAGCTGCTTCGCCTTGCATTCCTGCAAATTTATTATAAATATCAGAATTTAGATTTTCTTGTGTTTGATAAGATTTACCAGCACCTTCTAATTGGTTTATTCTAGCTTTGTTTTTAAATGCTTGAGCACTAGCGGAGTTACCAAAACTTCTTTGAGCATCTCCCATTGCATTCATAGCTGATCTATTAATAGCGCCTCTTTCTGCAGACAAATCTACATATCTAGGATTAGGGATATTTCCAGTTAACCTTACATTAGATCTAATTCCAGGAGCTGCTAATCTATTAATATTATTTAATTGCATAGCTGCGCTACCTGCTAAAGCAGCTGCTTGTATTAATTCTCCTTTATTGTTTCTAAAATATCCTTGATTAGCATTAGGATTTTGAGATGCTGCATCAAGACTACGTTGCTTTTCATATTCATTACCGTAACCTGTAGCATTACCACTAGGTACAGTATTGTTCATATAAAAATCGCCATTAGCGTAATTGTTTTTATTAAATAAAGCAGGATTTACACCTCCAGGTCCGATTCCTGTAGTAGGTAAATTTGTTCTACCTGTTCTAGACATTTGGTAATTAATTGGCGTTTCAATAGGCATATTTTCTACAGTTTGCATAGGAGTAATAGGATCTACGTATCCAGCAGGTCTATTCATAGGGCCCATAGGTTGCCTTTCAGCAATTTGATTATTTCTATAGTTTACAACAGCGTCTTTGCTATATATACCTCTAGTATTAAAAGGACTATTAAAACTATTAGTATTTACACCTGATAAATTTAATACAGGATCTCCAGTAAGGTTAAAGGTACCTGCGTCATAAAATTTAGGTAATACATTACCACCACCATCATATTTCATCATGCCTCCCATAGCCATTTTATTACGGTTTTCAGGTTTAATATAAATACCACCATTAGCGTAATGATAGTTACCCATATCATCTACTACGCCACCTTCTTGTTTTTTTAAAGTTCTTTTCATTTCATCTTGTTGTTTATTAGACTCTTGTATATCAAAGAAAAAGTCTAGCTGTGAATTTAATAATTTAATAGAGTTTTGTTTAAATCTAGAATTAGGATTATCTTTTGTTCCTTTTTCTAAAACAGCTATTTTATTTATAATAGGTTTAGTTAAGCTAGCAAAAGTTCTACCGTTATGTTTTAATCTATCTGACCATATTTGTGTACCTTCAGCTAAACTCATTTCAATACCACCATTATCATGAGATGGGCCGTCTACCATTCCAGTCTCGCCAGTCATAGGGTCTCTAAACGTTTCGTTTAATTCTAACTCAGCATTAGGATTACCCATGTCTTCATCAATAACAGTTCCACCGTTAGCAGCAATCATTTGATCGTTGTTATACCTATTAACAGAATAATTATTTTGATTAGTTAAAAATTTATTACTTAAATTTTTATTTTGTATTCCTATATTTGCTTGTTTTTGTGCTTCTTCTACATCGTTATTGCCCATAAAAGTTGTTATACCACCATATAATGCTCCAAGACCTCCACCAACTAAAGCGCCTACAGGTCCTGCAATTGCTCCCATAGAAGCTCCTTGAGCTGCACTATTAAGTACTCCTTTGCCCATATTTACTTTAGAACCAATTTCATTTCCTTCAGAATCTGTTACTTTATCATCAGGTATAAAATTAGTTAACATAGGCACTACAGAACCTGCAATGCCTGCACCTGTAACTACGTTTTTTCCTGCTGTACTGTTGCTAAAATTAGTTTTTATAGCGTTACCATTTGCATCAACGCCATTCCAATTACCTCCTTGATTAAATCTAGGTAAAACTCTACCGCCTTTAGCAAATTTCTTTCCTATTTTAACACCTACAGTATTTCCTATATTGTTTATATCGTATTTACCTTCAAGATAAGCATTATTACCTAAATTAACATTTCCTTTAATTCCAATACCTAAATTATTAGCGCCTGTCATGTAATTATTAAAAGAAGGATCTCTTGCCATATTACCTTCATACATATCGCTTCCTTCAAATTTACTTCTAAGATGAGGATTTATACTTACGCTTCCTATATTTTTTTTACGGTTGTTAATATCATATTTTAATTCAGGACTGACTT